CCGCGCGAGCTATCCGCCTCAGCGGGTCGCTTCGAGCGAGTGGAGCGTAGCCACCATGTCAAATGATTGTCAAGATTGAGCGTGCTCTTGAGCGTGTCCCACAGGGTGTTGACGAATTGTGGATAAATCATTTTTTAGATCCACCCCACCCAGTGCCCTTGAATGTGACCAGCGGAATTGTCCAGATCCGAGTCATTTCCTGATGGCAACATAATGGCGCGTCGATTCCGTTATTGATCGGACTCTCAATGGTTGCAGTCCAGCCACATTCATCACATTCGAATTCATAACTTGCCATTTAGAACCCTTTCGTGAACTTCTTTGAGAAGCTGTGCGTCAGCCTCAGCTCTTTCAGCTTTTGTCATGATCCGATTCTCAAGCATTTCAATTCCTATAACTCCACAGCCCATGCACTCAACACAGACAATGCCCACAGGCAATCGATCATTAAAATCACCGATTAGCTTGTGCGGTTGTGTGCCCTTACAAATGCGGCACTTAAATCTAAGACTTTGCATAAGGGCTCTCCAATAGATTCTCGATGGGTTGCAGTGAATCTTGTGTGACCCACCATGAATTTGTCCGGTCTTGCCGATAGCGTGGTTTTTTAGCCACTGCCACGGGTATCCACCCAGCTATCCGGTAATTTGGAGACTTGCCCACAACAAGCACAGCAATGTCTTCCACGCGATCCAAATCGCTGACGATTAAATGACCCAGATTCCATCGAGTCCATTTGACTTCGATGTTTGTGCCTACGTCGGCGACTGTTTTGTAATTCGTATTTGCTAGATTCTCGATCGGAGTTCCGAAATGCTTTGCCACAGCAATCTCAGCTCCAATCGCTTCAGACTGTTGCAAGACAAATTCTGGAAAAGACATTCTTTCCTTGTCGTGTTGATAATTTCGTTTTTCTGTTATGCCTAAGAATTGCGGCATGTATCTGATTGCTCGAATTAGCCCAATTTCGGCTTGTTTGATAACTTCGCTCTGATCGAGATCTATGTAGCTCATTTGCCCAGACACCCGGCGCAAGTAGCCATGAGATCATCAATGATTGCTCCGTCAGTAGGCTGTGGCTTTTGGCATGTATCGCACCCAAACCATTTGCCTTCTAGTGGCAGTCCCGGAGCTCCACTTAATCTCTTATAAGTCCCGTCCGCGTAAAAGATCATCGCTTCACCCATTTGGTAACCACACCCCTTCGCTTAGTGAGAAGTGATACCAAATTGTCTCGCATTGTTGTTGCTTTGTTACAGCTGTGCACTTATAACCAAAGTATTCTTTTCCAGTTTTGTTTGATGTGCCTTTGAGTTCGACCATAGTGCCATGCTTACAGCTGGGCGGGGCGTCTTGTAATTTGCCCCCAAGCTTTTGCTCAATCTCGGCAATGGCTTCGGCGGCTTTTGGCACGCCCACCCATTCGTCCCATTTATTGTCTTCGGCTTTAATGTCAACGATTTCGGTGACTCGTTGCATGTCTTGAACGGTTGCGCGATTTACTTCGCTCGGAGTAAGTAAGCCAATTACTCTTCCGTAAACCGAAGTCGTGCAGTTTTCGACCCAGTTCAATTGATTGACTCCGCGATCTGTTCGAATCTCGAAAGCGTAATCGACCGCCGCTGGGACGGTCTCTGTGTCGTCTCGGTAAGCTTCGGCTCTCATTAAAATGAAGCCCTTGACCACGTCGATGTCTTCGATGTAAGCGACTAAACGCCCAGACGGAAATTCAGATCTAAAGCGTTTGATCCTAGAATTCACATCTTCATAATTTGTTAAATCGAAGCTCATTTGCGACCAGCCCCAATCTGCATACCCACTGAGCGTCCGCGGTGATAACCCTCGGATCTACCCTCTCGGAATCCTTTTGAGTAAGCGGCAAGACTGGCAAGTGTGACAATTGCGGCAAGTAAGAGAAGCTCCCACAGCCCTGAGATGATTTGCATTTCGTTCATTTTTGCTCCCGTTTCATAGAGAGCGACCTTCGCGCTCCCTAGTTACAGGGTGAGCCATAAGCTTGCGACTGTCAAGAATCCCGCTCGGTTTTGGGCGTGTCTTGCGCGATTTTTCTGTCTTTATCTTTTAATCCATTGCTTGCCAAAACCCCGCCTAAAGACCCGGTCAAAAAGATTGCAAGGGTTTTAAGTAGATCAATAAAAGCCGCGTCATTTGGTGCTTGTGCCGCGACTGGTTGAGTCACAAAAATCAAAGCATAAACAATGCCTAGAGTGACAATAAGGAAAACCACTGACAACGTGATCCCAATAAAAAGAATCAATCTGGCTTTAATCTCCTCGGGCGAATACCTTTGGCGCATTTTTACTCCCTCGGCTTAGGTTTGACTATGTCGCCGAGTAGATCCTCGGTGCAGACTCCAGCCACTTCACACTCTGGCTTTTGGCACTCTGCCTTCTCCCAATTTTCAAAGTCTTGACACGGATAGCGTGTGTAGCCGTCATAGCGTTCACATGCTGAAAGAGCCAGCACCGAAGACAGTGCCAGCCCTAACAGGATAAATCTTTGAATCAATTACTTACTTACGCCGAAAGCCGAATCCTTTGGATTAAGCCAGCGAAGAATTACTGGCAAGACTGCCGCGATTCCAGCTGACGCGATTGCTTTTGGATCTGTGTTGCCTGTGGCATAGACAGCTATCGCCGCCGCTAAGAATGAGCGAGCCCATGAAGCCGCCATCGCTTTGAAGTTTGTCATTTTTTAGTCTTCTCCTTTTTTTTCGGGGTTTGTAGCTTTGGTAGGTCTCCCGAAAACTCGACAAAGTCCGGACGCCCGAAGCTGACAAATAACGAAATATGACGATCCTTGACCATCACCATTCCGCCATTTGCTTGATTCTTGTCCGAAGTGTTGCCTTCGATTGTCTTGACTGTGTCTTTGTTGACTTCGATGACTCTTGCCACATGTTCCGGCTTTTTGCCACCGCTGAAATTCATGAAGCCCAAATCTCCGACTTTTGGGGTCTTGTGCAGTTTGTTCATTTCTTTATAAGCAAGCTCTCCACCGGGTGTCCAAACAGTGTTGACGACTTTGACCCCAGCTTCCTTCTCGCACCAATTTTGAAAAGACCCACACCACGGCTTTCCGTCAGCTCTGAAAGCTTTGCCGAATTTGGTGATGTTGTCCGGTGTCTCGACATAGCCAATCTCCGCGATCATTACTTCGAGAAGTTTGGCGAGTGATCCTTTAGGGGTTTCCATAATTATCCGATTTTGTTTTGTATGTCTTTGATTGCGTCATATATTTCAGCAATCTTCAATGAATCGGCTTGAGCTTGTTCAATCAAAGCCGCTTGCGTTGCCGCTTGTTGGCTTTGTTTTTCATCATTTGCAACAATCTCAACAATTGCCAAATCTGCCCAATCGGAAGCTTCAGCAATAGAAGCCCAGCCTTCATTTTCGAAAGCATTTGGGTGATGTGGTTGGCGGATCATTTGAAATCCATCACGATCAATCCACGCAATGATTTGACCATCTTGCTCTTCGATTCGTTTTGTATATGTTGCCATTTTTGCTCCTATGGTGTGTATTGAGATGTGTTGTTTGTGCCGTTTGCCCATGAATAAATAAATGTCCCATCAGACAAAGCGCAAGCAGTTTGACTATTGGTGACTGGGTTTGCATTGACACCAATTTTCCAAGTGTTACCGCCAATTGAATAAATTGCCATGTAATTTGAAGTGTTCCCAAGATGATACATTTTGCCATTTTGATAAGCACCTGCTCCGGCATTGTTAGCGGTTGGTGCAGTTTTGGCAGTCCATGAATTTCCTGAGATCGAATACATGTAATAGTAATAAGTCCCAGAAAACCCCCCTGAACTACCGCCGAAAATTGTGTATATGTTTTCATTTACTCCATCATGACCCCAGCCGAGATCGTAAGTGCCAAATGGGTAATTTGCCAATGTTGTGTAATTGTTGCTGCTTACGTTGTAACGATAAACTGCCGCACTCGGGCTGGTTGTGTATCCTGCATGGAAGTAACCTAGAGTCCCGTCGGCGTTCATTGAACCGCGACCACGTCTTCCTTCTTCCGGGGTATTAGCTTTGGAAGTGTAAGAATTTGCGACTGCGTCATAATAAAGATTAAAATTGCCATTTCCACCAAGAGAACTTGACCCGCATTGAATAGCCCAAATTTTTCCATCTGTGTTTAAGTTTTGAAATTGCCACGGAACATAATTTGAAGGCATTGAACTATAAGGATTTGACCAAGAATTTGAAGAGATTGTGTATTTGTAAACTTGACCAGTGCTTCCATACCAGCCCCAGCAATACAAAGCTCCACTGTATCTGCCCCAAGCCATTCCGTCAGCGTCCGATCTGGAAAAATTTGCTAGTGACGCAAATTTGTCTAATTGCTGGACTTGACTTTGGGCAAGAATCCCAATGATCAGACTCATTGAGACAGATCGCCAATAATCGTGAACGTATTTGATCCGGTGCAAATTACTGTCGCCGCTGAGTAGCGAGCGCGAAGCGTTGGCGCACTAGCCGTTGCACCCGTTGAAGTAATTGTGACCCCAGCACCTTGCGCAAATGATGTCAAGCCGACACCAATTGACTGGACATTTATTTGCTGACCTGTTGAAAAAACACTGGGCGGAATTGTAACGGTTACAGCCGAAGCGTTTGAAGTGGTCACAAGTTTGCCAGCCGCGTCACCTGCGACAAGAGTGTAAGTTGTTCCGGTTTGCGCATTAAATGTCAAAGTATTTGCCGCGGTGTAATCCAAGCTGACCGTTACAGTGCCCGAAGTTCCGCCGCCTGATAAACCCGTCCCAGCGGTTACCCCAGAGATGTCACCAGATTCTGATGACCAAACAAAGTCAAGATCTGTGCCTGAGTTTTTTGTAAGTATTTGTCCGGTTGTTCCGCCTTTTAGATCAACAAAAGACGTGTCAATTGAGTTGCCAAGTGTGCGCATTGCCGCCGCGCCATCTTTGACCAAATCGGTATCGTCTGGGGTCTCCCACCCAAAGTTTGTCGTCGTTGCCATGTCTTCTCCTTTATGCGACCACGGTCGCGTTCAACCAGTCTAGTGTAGGGCTTAGGGTGTTCCATTGTTCGGATATTGGCACGTCGTCCCATGTAAATGCTTGCAAGCTGAAAGCAATTGGCGAGAGGTTTAGTGTCAAAGATAAATTGTTGACGCTTGCGTTAAAAGTCCAGCCTTCGACAAATCCTTGAAATTCGCCGTCGTTCATGTTGTTTGGCAAGTCAGTGATGTTTAACGGCAAGCCCATAAAGACAGCCAAAAGAGTGTCTCGATCTCCGTCAGTGATGTTTGGATTTCCTAGCGCAAAAGTGATTGAGTCAAACATTGCCCGGGGGTTTGCTCTGAGAGTCAAATAAAAATTGGCTTGTGAAGTAGCGTCGGCTGAATTGTGTAAAGTGGTTTGGATTGACTGAGCCAGCTTGCCATAAGTGGCAATCGATACAGGATCGGAAGCTTCGGCAGTGCCAGCCCGCCACTTGATTGCAATGTCATTGCGGACATCTCCAGCCCGGGTCGAAGTTCTTAAACCATAGGCAAGAGCGTCCATCGCTGTGACATCGAGATAACCATAGGTCGCAAGATAAACGCTTCGGTGAGTGCTTTCGTTGTAGTTAATTCGTCCGGCTGAGTCTTCAGATAGGTATCCAAGCCCCGAAGTAGCCAGCGAAGCGACGAGAGAATAAATGTCGGTAATGTCTGCCGTCCGGGCTTGTAATTCATAATTACCATTATCAATCTCGCCAAGTCCATTGTTTTCGGCATTTGACCAAATAGTTGTCGGATCGTAAGTGTTCCATTGAAGCGCGGCTGGGACTGCGTTCCAATTGTCAAACAAAATTTGACTTAAAATTTCTTTGATTTGAATTCCGTCAAGATCCTTTGCAAGAACGCCTTCGGTCAAAGCTTTTGGCAATCTTGAAAGAGCCCCGAGAGCTGTCAGATTGATGGTTTGAGAGATTCCATTTGTGCCGGAAGATGAGACTTCTACGATGATGTCTGTGATAGATCCACCAAAAATGGGGACGTAAGTGCCCACAGAATTCTGGACTTCAATAGTTATGCCTTGATTTATCTCAGCCGTTATGGCAGAGCCATCAAGATTTATCAGTGAGATATTGCAATATCCGGCGACGGGTTGCGAGTAGATGTCGGTGCGTCCGGAAGTAATTGTCAGATCTGCCAAAGTAACATTTTGAAATTCAACCGCGTTTATTTTGACGCGCCAAACCGGAGTCCAAATGCTCACTAGAAGGTCAGAGCTCCCGCACCCAAAGCCCCACGGGCTTGTGATCTATTTAGAACCTGAATGATTTGACGAGCTGTCCCTTCCGGATCAATTGCGCCATTGACGGTCAGATTGATGGTTGTGCCCCCACCCATGCCGTTTGGAATGATTGTCCCGTTTGACTTAGGCACAAATAGCTCAGCCCCGCGCTCTCCGACCACATAAGGCGTCCCGCCTGTTACAGCTCCACCATTTGCTCGGAAGCCGCCAAAAGCCGAGTTGATTAGATTGCCCACCCCTTTGACAAGTGGGTTGTTTTGAACCAATCTGATGAGATTTCCAATTGACTGGACAACCCCATCAATGAACCCGACAAGTTTTGCAAATCCTGTGATGAGCCCGGATAACAAAGTGCCCACCACTTTAAGAGCCGCGCCCAAAACTTCGCCCAAGACTGGGGCAAGTATCTCGGCGACAAATGACGCAAAAGCTTTGAACGCATTAAATAATGGTTTGAGATTGTCTTCATTGTTTTTGATTGTTTTTGCAATCTTTCCAAATGCTTCAAATAAGCCTTCAAGAATTGGCTGAAATACATTGACAACCCCAGGAATCACAATCTCGGTGATGAATGACCACCATGACTGAAAAATTGGGATTAAAACATCTTTGAAAAATGTGGCGATGTTTTCAAAAGCTGGAGCAAGTTTTTTGCCAATATCTTCGGCAAGCAATGAGACCGCTGGAATTACATTGTTGACGATTCCACTGACCAGCGGAGTGATAGCGTCGAGCACAAATGATCCGACTGTCTCTTTACCTTCATCAAATGCAACACTGAGTCTTTGCATTTTGCCAGCAAATGTGTCGGCTTGCTTTGAAGCTTGTCCTTCAAAAGTCTTTGACAATGCGGCTGTGACTTCGTCGAAAGACATGGTTTTGAGCTCTGCCGCCGAGATACCAATTCCCAATCGTCCCAAAGCCGAAGCGTTGCCTTCATAAGCTTTGCCCAAAGCATTTGACACAGCTTCCAAAGATTTTCCAGATCCAGCGGCGATGTCCACTGCTAAGGATTGAAGTCTTTGAGCCTCTCCGACGTCTTTGGTGGCTCTGACAAGTCTTTCCAGCGATGGTCGTAATTCATCATCGGTTAAGCCAGTAAGAAGCGAAGTTTTTGTAATTTGATTTTCAACAGCGGCAATCTGGGCATTTGTCGCGCCCGTTGTATTTTGCAATGACGCGGCAAGTTTGACTTGAGCCTTTTCGTCTTCAATTGCGGCTTTAACGCCATCAACGAGAAGCTTGCCAGCGTAAGCCGCCGCCGCCGCTCCGGCGATTGCAAATGCCGCTCCAGCCTTCTTTGCGAAGTCTCCGACTTTAGATCCAAAGCTTTCGACTTCATTTGTCGCGCCTTTGACCCCGCGCTTTAGTTCATCAAAATCAGCGTCGAAGGTAATCTTGACCTTTGGAATTCCAGCCATTACGCCACGCCCCCTCTTTTAGCGACTTCCTGAATCATCTCGGCATATTCCTTCGCAACGATTGGCACATAAAACTCAACAGCTGGAGCAATCCAATATCCGCGAGGATTTGCCCGCACTTTGAATCTGTCTGTGTATTTGCGACCGAGTGAGTCAATGCCGGGGTGCGATCCGTATTCTGTGCCCCAAAGCAATGCGCCCGCTGGGGCTGAGGTTTGTTTTGTTTTTTGTCCTTTTGAATTCTTTTGCCCGCCATACTTGCGACCGACTTTTACACTGCCGCCAATATCAACACGGATCAATCTATCGCGGGGAGTTTTGATTGCTTTTGAATTAGCAAGAAGCTTTGTCGCCGGGGCTGGAGCTTGATTTGCGGTCATCATCAATTGACCCGCAAGCCGTTGAGATAATGGTTGAGCTCTTGTGCGGACTTCATCTTGCGTCTCTTTATCCAATGATCGCAAAACGCCCAGCAAGTCTTTGAGTTGACGTGGATCGACTTCGATTGCATAAACGCCTTGTTTAGCCGCCGCCATTTCGTCTCTCCAAAATCTCCAGTGTGGTCTTTATGTCTTCAGCTGTCTGCCATTCACTCTTCGGGAGACCCGTCGCGATGGCGAGCTCCCAAAGTAAACGATTTACGCTTCCAGCTTCAAAACTTTTGGGTCTTGACTCTCCGTTGATATATCAGCGACGGTCTCGATCCAAGCTTCATACGGTTTGACTGGCTTTCCAGCGGCTTCGCGCTTCATGGCGTTATAAGCCAAGAAAAGCAAATCGCTGACCCCAATCTTGTCTTGCGCTTGCTGAATTGTGTTGCCTGTCTTTGTCTCCCATTTTGCCCACTCGGGTGGAGCGGCGATGTAAGTCGCCGACTCCCCTGAGCTGTATTCGATAGTGATTGCAACCTTCATGCTCCCGTTTTCCTTATCTCTTAGCTAAATGTCTCGGTTGGTGTTCCCACGACTGTGAAGCTTAGGCTAACAGTCTGTGCGTCTGGGCTTGTGCCGCCCACGCTCGGAAAGATTGGCAAAACATTGAACGCAAATGTTGCGCCTGTGACTGCGACCATTGAGACCGCAAGTGTTGTGTTTGGTGCTGATTCTGCCGCCGCCCATAGAGCTTCACAGAGTGAATCTGTTGCGCCCCAGTCTGCAAGCATTTCAACATCAAAAGTCCATTGCTTATCGATTGATTTGTAAGCTTTAGAAAATAGAGTGTTATAAGTTTCGATAGTTACATCGCCGGAAAGTGTCGCCGCTGTGGCTTGCTCTCCGTAGCTTTTGGTCGCGATCGTCAAGGTGATGTCGCGTCCGGTTATGACGGTCGTTGCCATTTTTGCTCCTATGTTTGGGTGTAGTAGGTCGAGACTTCGATCTCACTGGCAAGGACAACAGCCCCGCTTGCAAGTTCGACTGGAATCGGATTTGAAACCGATCCAAGAATGTATCCTGAAGGCAATGCAGTCAGCACGTTGATTGCTAATTGCTCCAGATTGTCAAGAGCTGATGGGTTGTCGTAATTTGCAACGCCAAGAGTGATGACCAGATTAACTTTGACTTTTGTAGCGGATTTAGTAATTAAAACAGTCTCCAAATATGGAGCGGCTGGCACAATGACCGCAAATGGCACTTGTGGAGCGGCTGGGACGGCGTCATAACAATTGGCGGCGACTGAGCTGATTGCAGTCTTCAAAGCACCGCGCACATTTGTGGCGATAGATGACGGCATTACATTGCCATCGCTTCGGTGTCAAGCAATTCGCCCAAGAGCCCTGAACATCTGTTCAATAATGATCTGCCCATTTTGAACGGTGACGGGGCAAAATCTTGTCCTTCGATTTGCCCACCCGCCGCCGTCCGCGATTGGAAAACTTCTATCGATACAACGTAAATGGCAGACTCAACCCGGGGATTCGCCGAGTAGAGATCGGTCGCTGAATACCCGGAAAGAGTCGCCTTACCTGATGGAATTGATTGGCGTAGATTGACGTCGCTGGCAGTAAGAGCGACTGTGAATGTTTTTGGATCAATGACGCTGGTCACTGTATGGGTCGCGCTAAATGGTGCGGGCAGTGAAGTCACAATTGCGCTCTGACCAATTGAAAAATTGTGTGGAGTCTGTGTGTAGAAAGTTGCAACGTTTGACTCAAGTTTGTATGCGCTAACCGCTGACGCATGAGACACAAGTAGCGGCAAGATTACGCCTTCAGCTGTGTCAATGATTTCGTTGAGATAAGTGTCGTTATACAAAGAAGAGCTCACGCCCAAGACTGATCTCAGCTGTGTGGCTGTGATAATCGCGGGCATGAGCTTTCCTTTCGTTCGACTCGGTCAGTTTCGGGAGCGACCCTGACCGATGATTATGGTTTTACTTGTTGTTACGGAAAGCTCCACCTGCGAGCTTCACTGCACATGCACCGAATGAATAAATGCCGATGGTGATTGAACCGTCAGCTGTTGATTCAGCGCGTAGTTGATATTGTGAGCCCTCATACCATGTGTATGCATTTGGGTTCACGATAATCATTGAGCCGTCGTCTGATCCAGCTGGCGCGGCAAAGTCTGCATATAGATCAAGACCCCCGACATTTCCGCGAAGACTGTCTGGGCGCAAAGCTCCCCCAGCGTTCATCGGATTTGCGGCAATATAAATTGGGCGACCATTGTCATTTAGTGACATTGTGTTTGCCCATTGTGACGCACCCATGATGATGTTTTTAGCAAAATCTTGAGTGTTTGTATAAACGGTAGCCGCACCGCGAGAGACATAAGCAATAAGCTCTGCCGCTGTTGGAAGTGCTGACAATGTTGTGCCATCGATTGCGGCATTTGCAACAAGCAAGCCGTTGACGTAAGCGTTTTGTGCCTTAGCCATTGCTTTGCCCATATTCGCCAAAAGCTCGTTGTAGAAAAGTGGGCTAGTGCGTGTCAATAATTCCACCGAGAATTTTTGTTGCCCGGCGAACTTCTTAACATCGACGCTCAAAAATGAGCTGTTTTGGTCTGTATCTGAAAAGATTGCGTCTTCGTTAGCCACTGCCACTGTTGGAGCGACTGTGATCTTTGGAATTTCAAAAGTCATGCCCGCGTCTGGAAGTGCTCCGCGAGAGATTGCGTCGATTGATGGACGAGTGCCATTTGAGACGCCGTTAATAACTTCTGAAAGTTGACGAGTTGGGACGAGTCCCGCGTTGTCGGTTGTGTTGTCAGCTGCCAAAACATACAGGCGAGCTTCTTCTGATCCCATTGCGGCTTGAATCT